GATCATTAAGGATGCCAAGGGGCTTTTTGCCACCCGTACCCTGAATGAATTCCTTATCGGTGTACCAGTACCATGCGGCCCGGAAAAGGCGGGTAAGATAATTCAGGAAGTTAATAATAGAATCATCAAGCAGGGTATTGGTAATTTCGGTGTAACCAGCCAATTCGTGGACAATCATTTCAACCAAACCGAAGGAAGGCTCAGTTGCGGGTTTCTCTCCACCTTCCTCCACCCAATCAAACGTCACACCAGCGAAGTGATCAAAGTTCTGATCCTCAACATCGGGGTTCTGCATGACTTTGGGGAACATCATCTTTTCCCCGACCATCGGCCACACGGTTGCTCTCTGCCAAACCAGAGTATCCTCCGCATCATACATGATCATCATGGCGCGGAATTCTTCAGGAACCGTATAACCACCAGCAGTATCCACCGACTCAGAAAGCAGTTTGGTCTGGACACCATTCTTCAGATAAGCAGCAAAGTCTTTGGCCCATGTCTGCATTTCCTCAGAGATAGTAACCCAGGGATTTGACTTGTTACGAAGATTGATGATGGAACCCTGCTTGGTATGCATATACCCACCATCAATTTTGGAGAAAGGCATACTGGTAATGAGTTTAGAAGTATCAGCACCAGTAAAGGGCTTGACCAAATTGGTCTGAAGATCTTTTACCATGCCCTCAAGAGTAGCCTTTACCATCTGAGTAAAAGGCTCATCCTTCATCATGGTTTCCATTTGGGTCTTCAGCATTGCAACGAGTTCTTCCTTAGTAACTTTCATAGTTAAAATTCCTCCATTGAGATTTTATTTAATTAGGTTAGTCAATTTTTCCAGAACTATTAACAACTTCTGTTAAATGCTTCTTGAGATTATCTTTCAAACCACTCATGATCACACCACACATTTCGCCTACTTCTTTCAATTCCGCTTCATCAATCTCAATGGTGCTATCTGAACTGGTTTTGTCATCTACAGTCTCCGGTGGAGTTTCAATGACTTCCAGATCTTCCACACCATCCTTATCTTGAACCTGTTCCTCATCCTCAAATTCCAAGGTGGAGTCTTCTATTACAGGTTCAATCTTATTATGACAAAGTTCTTCTTGTTTGACAACAAGTTTTTCTATAGCCTTGGATACAGCATCCAAAGTCGAAGTTAAAGAATCAATTGCATTTTGAACCTTCAACTCCAAAGCAGAAACCTTTTTATCCAATTCCTCTCCCGGTTCAGGCTTAGTAGGAATATCCTCAACGCAACCTTCAGGAGTTTTGTCTACCACTTTATCTGGTTCTTTAGGGGCAAGGGATTGTTTTTCAATTTCATCAATAGCTTTTTTATCAGTGTAAATACGATAAGAATAACCATGAACCATATTGGGATCGGCCCATTCAAAATCCTTTATGTGGTCTACAGAATAGGTAATCTCAACATCTTCAATCTTAGGTTCAACGGTAATTCCCTTTTCATCTTCAAACTGCACTTGGTAATAGTAAGTCTTGGCTGTCTTATCACCAAATTCTTTTGCAAAGTCAATTGCAAGATCCTTATCAAATTCCGTAGGATCAAAGGAGTACCCAACAGCTATGTCCTTCTTACCTTCAGGGTGTTCCACATCAATTGCTGTTGCCACAATAGCAAAAGCACCCTTTACCCCATCAATAGGAATCTGTTTCGGAGAAGTAAACTGCCCCACATCTCTAATAGGATAGAAAAGCCAATTATCTTTCCTACGGGAAAAAAATTCAGGATAACCAATATCCAACATGCTTTTGACCATACCAGCTTCCTCAAAGCTCAAGTTCACATTGGCATTGGGATTGGCAGGGACCGCAACAGCAGATACTTCAAGCAATTCCATCTTTGTAAATTCTTTACCACCAAACCAGGGATTGGCTTCATCCCTTGGAGTTGATTCAATTCCACGAAAGCCAACACTAAAAGAAGTTAGAAATCCATTTGCATACTTGTTAAATATTTTCTTGGAAAAATCATCGTTGCCATCAAATTTGGGTTTGAACAAAAGCCGTTTGTTTGTTGAGTCCACCCATGTACGCATTGACTTAGCAACAGGGAGTTCCCAATAGTTATGGGACCAAGGAATAACAGGGTTCTTTTTAAAATTCTTCAGATCCCATCCACCTTGCCTAAGAATATCTTTGTCCCGGTCCTCATCTTCAGTTGAAGCAATTGCCACAAAGGTAAGATTGGCATCATCTAATTGCTCAATCTTAATCCCAATGAGATCCGCGCCCATGACAGGCGCACCATCCTTTTTAATAGGCTGACCACTCTTACTTTTCAATTGATATGCCATAATAATTCTCCTTTTATTTTTCCGTTACTAATTCACAGTCACAACTTAAACTGAAAATCTCACCAGGAAATCTAATTTGGTGAATCCCAAGTTTAAAGGAATCAAAGGTTTTCTTTTCCTTTATTCTCCCTTTGTGACCACATTCGTTGCTATTAACCGTCCAAACCATAGATTTCTGCTGTGATCGCATAACCAAATAATTAGCAAAATTAATAGATGCTCTAATAACATAATTATTTATTTTGGAAAGTCTTGGATTAGAATCAAAACTCTCTTTAACATGATCATTCCAAACGTCCATCCCGGTCTTGGTCTTATCAATTGTTTCCCAATACTTTTTAGAAATCTCTTTAGAAATTAATTCAGGCCAAGGATCATTCTTAATTAAAACTTGCATTTCATCTAATGTTTTACCAAAGAGCACATCCCCGAATACCTCTACCATTGAACATATTCCAGACTTAATAGTTTCTGGAATTAAATCCCAATCAAGCATACTATCTGTTTCTATTGTTAAAGATTTAATTATTGCCTCATTCCAAGTGTCCCTTGTTTTAGACTCTATAGTTACTATATCATTTTTGTTTGTCCCTTGTCCAGAAATTGATCTTCCTGGTGTGGGGGCATCATCTCTTGGATCAGAACCATCGGGGGAAGGTCTGGTATCACCGCCAGTATTATCGTCACCATTGCCTGTACGATCAGGTTTAAGTGCAGCAGCAGTTACTTTATCAAGATCCTCAATATCAATATATTTATTCGGAATTAAAAGACGATCACCATTGGGTTTCGGCCCCAAGTTCAAATGGGTTTTTCTATACTCATTAATTGTCATTGCTGGAAGTCCACCCAAGTAGGTCTTTGCTTCCAACACCTCTAACTGCCTATCCCTTGGAATTGGATTTTCATGTTTAACTTGCAAACGCTCATCAAATGTTTTACAAATGCCCTCAGTTAATTCCTCATCCCACAAAATTAAACGTGGCCCAACAGATTCACGGTTAAAAGAAATATCAGATTGAACAGATCCCGCACGATTAGAGTCCGTACCACCCAATTTAGATTCAGGGACACGATAACAAGCTAAAACTTTTGTCTTGCTCCATTGAGCCAAATTTAAAAATTCAAAATCTTTATTAGCAAAACTCAATTGCACAGGCTTTAATCCAGAATCCAAAACAGCAACATCATGGAAATTCCCCTGATACTTTTCCTTCCAACGAGCTTTAATCTCATCAGCTTTATCTTGCCCAATAGGAACCTCAGTAGCCAAAGCAAAATCTGTTCTTGCACTATTCTTAAAAAAATCCCTTTCATAAATTTCAATGTACTTATCCAGATCCGTAGCATACGCCTGTGATTGGATAGGACTCATGGGTTCATAGGGATTTTTAGGATTAGGGTAATTAATTACAATTAATTCTCTAATATCAAAATCTATCCAGCCACCTTTACCAGATCTGAATATATATTTAACTGTGGGATTAAGCATGTTCCCACTAACCTCAGTCTTCATGTAATCTTCCATGTTCAAAGGCCAGATCTCCCAGGCTTGACCAAGAAGATTTTTAACAGGGTATATAACAGTCATTCCAGTTAAATCTAATTGAATAGAACAAAACTGTTTAATAAACCTAAAGGTCATTAAATCATTCGGATGTGTAAATGGCTTTGTAAATATTTTGTAGTTTTTATTTTTGGTAGATAATTCCTCTTGGGTATCCTTATTATAAAATTTGTACTCAAGGGTGGAAACACGATCAGCAATTAAGGACACACAAGAATAAACCCAAGACTTATATGCTTCTAACTGTTGCTTAGTTCCTGTCAGTAATCTACCACCATCAGATTGTTCCCTTGTGATCATCTGCCGAAGTTGTTCATAACTTTTCTTTCTTCCAAAGTTTACATCATATCCAAGGATTTTCATTCTACCCTCCACGTTGATTTGGCATTAGCCATTAACGTACTGTCACCGTTTCAGCATTAGCTGAGATTGATGTGGGTCAATACACGTTGGGGCCACCACTACCCCTCATGAGTTGAACCGCGCCCTGCCTGCTGAACCAAAGAGCCATTACTATATCCGTTGTTTCAAAAAATGGATGATGCAAAAACTCTTGATAAAGTTTCATCCAGGCATTGTTAGCATCTACCTCCCCGACTTTAGGTTCTTGTTCAAAACAAAACATCCATTCATTATTTTCAAATTCTTTCTCAATGCTTGGTAATCCTACAAGGGGATCTGCTTTGTTGCTGCCAGTTAGAAATCCTTCAATCTTAATTCTAAACCGTCTGTACTTTTCCTCACCTAATGTAGAAATGAGCATGTCCACCAATGCATCCTGAGTACCGTTGTTTTCAGCAACGAATAATTCCACCCCATATTTTTGATAGAACTTTACCATGTAGTGAGGTAATTCTTGTGATCCACGCAAGCATACAACTTCAACAGGAACCTTCATACCAGAAAACCGATTAATTGCTAACACCACCAAAACCGTACCGGGACGTTTCTTTCCAGCGAAGTCAATACCAGCAATAAATATCCAATTCTTTTCATTTTCAATTAGTGCTTTGGGGGCAATACCAAAATGGCAACATTGTCTGAAGTGGGAAAAAGTTTTATCCGCATCGGTATAAGGAACCAAACGATAACCACGATCAAAGTCACGCTGACCAAGGCTTTTCAAACGATCAATCAGATCATCCTTATTAAACAGAGTCCACAAAGGCAATTCATATGTTTCCCCAAAGGAGTCTTTATAAATTAAATGGTTCAAGTCTTCAGCTACAGCAATCTCCATCCAGGCCCATATGGGATTGGATTGGATCATGTTGGCTAAATCGTTCTCATGCCATTTATTCATAAGAACTACAACTTCAGAATTGCCGGGGGTAAGTCGGGTCAACCAGACGTTTTTAAAAGTTTCCTCAATCTTTTTTCTCATGGTAGGCTCAAGAACTGCTGTCTTGAGATCTTGCGGATCATCGAAGATAATTAAATTAGCACGACCACCTAAAGCTGTTGACAAAATTCCGTATGCTTCTACCGTACCATCCTTGGACATTGCATCCCGCTTAACTGTAAACCGTTGCGATCCCCAAATGGATGTTGACTGTACATGCGGGGCAAGTCTTTTGAAATCCTCATCCTTGGAAATGTAATCCCTCAAAGCTCTACACCGCTTTACCGATTCTGTTTCAGACACATGGACAAGCTTAATCAATAAATTTGGATCTTGAGCAATTCGATATAAAGCATACCCAACGCAGATCTGTTCAGTCTTACCATGCCCGAAAGCCCCCAGGATAAGCATTTTATTGAAACCAGCAGCTTTAGCCTTACGAATAAAACGATGCATGACATTATGAACAGCTTCATTTTTTACAGCATTACCAGAACTGTCTTTTAATACCTGAAAAGTAAAAACTTCAGATTTCTTAGGAAGGAGTTCACGATGGTCAACATCAATCTGGTCAACCAATTGGCTGAGATTGGCTTTGAAGAAATTCTTTATATCCCCATCTAAAGCGGAGTACATATAATTATCCTAACTTCTGCTGTTCGATCATTTTCATTTCCTGGGCCACACCAATAGCATGTTCCGAATCAATCTGATTAAGTTCCTGTAAAATAAGTTTTCTGATATTGGGATCTACCCGATTAACCACCTGAATAACTGCGTTCATAAAACTATTGATCTTAATCTCATACTCATGCTTGATCGTATCCTTCTTACCGTACTTCTTAGGGAACTTTCTTTCAAGGAACCATGCGGAAGCTTGCCATTGGCCCATGCTACCAGCCGTTGCAATATTCTGGATATGCTCAAACTCACAAGTAGCTTGACATTTCTGGACAATTTCTTCAAAATCAGGATCAGACCTGAATGAATCCAATTTGTACTGGCTGATGTTGTTCAGCTTGGACGCTTCAATCAAATCCATGCCGTACTGCATGGTTTCAATCAGTTTCATTTTCAGGTACATATCTTCAGCAGACGTTGAGAGATCATCGGTGTTTAGGGAAGGATGTTTAGGAAAAATCTTCAACCGTTTCATAAGTTCTCCAGATTTTTTGATAATTTACTATTATTTTATATGTAAACCTATAAGAATGTCAAGTGATCTTATGAAAAAACCAAGATTTGGAAAACGGCAATCCCCAATCAACAGATTTAATATTCCCTCAGAGGAAAGTGATTTTCTCAGAATATTTCAGATTGCCATGTCTGAAAAGATGATGCTTATGGAGTGCGGGGAGTTTGACAGGGATAAATTTCAGAAGTTTTTATACAGGAAGCTTCACCGGGATGATAAAAAAATTGGGCTTAAAGTCAAGCCCCTGCTGCTCAGTTGCAAGGTTGACCCAAATTTTTACCTTGACATACAGGAAGCAGCAAAGGAGATGTTTGGGGAATGTGTCCCGATGAATGAGCTAATTTCTTTTCTTTTGGATTACTTTGCAAGAAATTACGGGAGGGAAGATCAATCAGAGGCAATGCCGTTGTTCGTGAGGAAATATTGGGGAAGGAGCAAGATCAATCTAAACCGCTTACAGGCTAAGTTTGGCCCATACTTCAAAAACCACGTTGTATCGTTCCGCACCTGAGTAGTTCCAAGTAAAAATTCTTGACACCCATCCAAGTATAGTGTATAATAAATCTTGTTTTTAATTTTAATGAGTACAAAAAGTTTGAGGGGGTCAGCCCCGACAAGACCGACCCCCTCACCTGAACCACACCACAACACGAAGGAGAGAAACATGAAACACAAGACCCCCAAGAAGCCAATAACAAAACTCATTGGAGGATAATGTGAATAATATAATACAACCCCCCTACCTATGTCAAGCAAAAAATCAAAGTTTTATTTTTTTCAATGACTACATCTCTAAATACTGTAAATCCCTTGCATCTGAAAAAAATTTCATCTGGCATAAAAAAGCAAATCCAATAAAATTTTTTAGAGAAATTGGAAATACCAAACTAAGCCAAGTGCAAATTAAATTAATTAATTTTTTTCACAGAGAATATTTTAGTAGAGGAAAAGCATGTTGGTTAAAAAGAAAAAATATAATTAAACAAGCAAAATTAAATCCTGACATGAAACCATATAATCTTTCCAGAGTTATTAAAAGATTATTGGATCGTGGTATCATTCTTAAAATATATATGGAAACTGGTGGGTACAAAAGGGTTTATTTATTACCAAATACACATCCATACCCATATACTAAACAGGAAATTGATCAATTTGAAAAAGATTCTGAAGATATGATCTTTTCTTATGAAAAATTCAATAAATATGTAACAGAACAAAGTAACGGAGACTAGGGGGAGTCTCCGTTTGTGTTGCAACCATATTTAATTATTGATAAAAAAATGGCCCCTTTTAATATATACAATAACCAATATAGTAATATGAACATTACTATGTTCTATGAACCAACAAAGTACATAGTTATTCACAAACTACTTCGTAGTTTGGGGAATCAATAAGTT